GCTTGATTCGCTCTTTGATTTCTTTAGGTTGCCTTTCGCATGCGCGTTGTCTCCTTTCTAGCTTTGATGCCTTTACGAGTTCAGGGTCTGTTCGGGCCATGAGCTTATCATAATATTTTGGAATTGCAAATTCTCTTCCTCGGTGAGTGATGTAATTTTTTTCGTACTGTTGTTTTCCGTATTTCTGGAACCAGTATCCTCCGATGCCTGGTTCCTTTGACATTGAGACGTATTCTGGTTCTAGGTAGAAACATTCTCCGGTTTCGATATCTGGATGACCGGAGAGATAGTGCACTGCGGCCTCATCGCCTGTGATTTTCTTAGTGGCGTAGCGGGCGACATAAGCGGCTGAATGCCAGTTGACTTCACCAATGGTTGAAAAGCCGTGAGGCCACAGTGATTCTAGGATTGGGGACCGGTATAAGTTATAGGATTGTGTTCCCTTTTTCGCGGAGCTCAAAAGGTCACAACTCTTCCATAGGTACCGGTCAGGAAAGTTGAAATTGAAGAGAAGAGCATGGTGATGCGGTCTTTGGAGTTTATGACCGTATTCGCCACATTGGAAGTAGCGAATTGGATGATGGTTTGAGTCTCCGACAGGTTCGTATCCTTTGAAGCGAGTTCTTAGGGCCTTCATGAATAATTGGAAGTCGCGTTTGCACACGCTACCTTCCTCACACTTTGCCTCGCGTTCGCTTATTTCTATGCCTTGTTTGTTCGCGTTGTATATTCTGCGTTGATAGATTTCGCACTTTTGACATTCGCGTGTTGATATGGGCATAGCATTTTCAGCAAAGGTGAGAGTAATGAAGCAGTTTTGCTCCCATAGTGATGCTTCGTGAGCGCATCGTAAGGCCCACTCGCGTGATTTGGAGATCCTGCAGGAAGTACATTGCCCGCAGGGTAGTTCAATTTCCTCAACTATGTTGCCTTGCTCTTGAGGTTTGCGGAAGTAGATTTCGGCGTTGCCGTTGTTTCCAACGTTGATGAGCGACCGATACGCCGTGATAGGTTTTGTGCACGCCATATGTCTCCAGTCGTTTTATTGCTGTTCAGGGTAAAGCTGCTCCCGGCCCTGACAGAAGGAACAGGGCCAGAAGGAACAGCTTCGCTAGAAAGATTAGAGCCGATAGCCCCCTCGCATGGGGGCACCTCTCATATTGCGTCCGTGTGTACGTCGAGCCGTCCGGCTGAACAGCCTTTTTGAACGTTTTCTTTTCATTCGTCGTCGCATGCGCATTGTGTTACTCCTTAATTGTTATGTCACCATCTCGAGGTAGTGACGTTTTTGGGGCGCCTTTTTTCTTGTTCATTTTCTTCCAGATTTCTTGGATGGTTGCGTTCATCCATTGTCCGGCGTCGAGTGCTTTGCCGGACCATTCTGATCCGCCCTGTGATCCTTGACGCATTAGGCCAGATAGCATACCGAGCTCAGGTCGTATACCGGCTATTCCGGCCATGATTGCTTCGTGTAGAGCGTGTTGTTTATCTGGATTTTTACGGTAGTATTGCATGGCGGCCTTTTCGAGTTCCATACGGTTCGCCATTTGTTGGTTCTGCATCTCTTGTCCTCGGACTCCCTCGGACATCTGTTTCACATTCATAGCGGATGCAGTGATTCCCTTCATTGAAGGGGGATTGGGGATCTGTGCGGTGGACCCTGATGGTGTTGTGGCGCCACCGGTTTTAGCTGCCAAGATTGGGTTTAGTCCAGCGAGTTTTAGGTCTTTAACAGCGCGTTGATACGCTGAGTTAGACATTTCTCGTTGAAAGTCTCTGTTTGTGCGCGCTTCTCTGCGCGCTTGATCTAGGGCATATGCAGAAGTGCCTATATCTGCTGCGGCTTCTGCGATCATGCCCCAAGCTCCACCGGCCATGGTATATCCTTTCTAATTTTATAAGTTGGGGCTTTCTCGCCCTTAGGACAGGACGATAGTAACCCCAGCATTTAACGGATATTGTAGGTCTAGAAATGATCAATTAGGCCCGGGACCGATCTGATGGGCATCGGCCTGGTGGTTTTGACCCGGAAATATCCATCGAAGATGAATTCCGGTTCTTCCGGTGTTGCGATCACTCTAGAGATTGGCGGGTTTTCCTGGATGAATTCTTCATTGAGTTGAGGCACGCCCGCAAAGTCTTGCGATAGGTGCCATACATCCAGGGATTGAGGATCATTAGACCTCATTTTGCCGGTGATTTGACTGGGTTTATAGCGGTAAGAGGCCCATCGCTCTTGATAGCCGAAGACGGCATCGTCACCGTTTCCTTCGCCTTGCGCGAAGAGCTCACGGGAATATACGGGTTCTTCCCCGAGATGAGCGAGTGCCGGCCAATAGAAGTCGTATTTGGTCTGGCGTGACCACATCTTGTTGACGCAATTCTGGTAAGTGAGATCGCATCTGATACTTGCGAGGCCGATGATGGTGCAGTGTTCCACGAATGATTTTGTGAAACCTACGCCGGATTGAGAAGAGGAGCCTACCGCGGCGAGGTTGCCCTGAGGGGTGACCGTTTCGCTTGTGGCTTGAGTTTGTGCGATCGGTTGTATTACTACGGGTGTTGAGCCTCCGCCTAAATATTCTGGGCGCTGGAGTCTGGAGTCAGGACTTACCACCGAAAAGTGACTTCGGATAATTTCGGTGTATCTTGTTCCGCCTCGAGCATCACGTTCTAGCATCTTTTGGAGTTGGAACGCTTCCCTGAGAGAATTGATTGTAGCAGCAGAAGCACTGCTGAGGTCAGCGTAGACACCAGGATAGCCAGTGTTATTAGGATCTTCCTCCACGAAGAACGCAGCGTTAGGGTCTGCGTTGTTAAAGGCGGAGTGACCTGCGTAGGTTGTTGTTCCGGTTGCTCCTGTTTCATATACGGGTGCGCTGGCGCCTGCCCATACTTGGTTTGTTTTTCCGAATCCGACGATTGGGGCGGAGTCGCCCAGGGGGAGCTCGACAGGAAATTGTGATTTTTGTGGCCAGGGTAGACACGATGTGAAGTAGTCGTGTCGCTTTCCACGACGCAGGAGAGTGTAATTAGTAATATCGTCAGGGCCATCGTTTTTCGGGACAGGTACTGAGTCTTGAAGGTTTTCATCTCGGAACCATTCGTTCCAGATTAAATTTAGGGCTCTGAAGTGTAATGCATTGACGCTTAGGGGTTCGACTCCGGTCGGTAGGCCGAAATAGTCGGCCACAGATCCGACTGTAAATCCTCCGGTTGGTGTGTTGACTACTGGTACCAGAAAGTCGGTTGAGTCTGCAGGGTTTTCCTGCTGGCCCATGAATTCGCGCCAGTGTTCCCAGACAAGGCGGTTGGGGACGGCGAAAAAATGAAAGTCTATGAAGATGTTGTCCATGAAAGGCACGATAGGCGTTGCCAGACGTGCCAGGGAGCTTAGACGGACTGAGAAAGTATCTCCAGGAAGGGCCTCATCTACGAAGATTGGAACTAATACACCGGAATCCATAGTTGTTTTGTAGCCATGGTTCCGATTGAAGGTTGATCTTTGGATGTTTGCAGTTGGCACATGACTGAATTGGGTGCCCATTACAGTTGGGCGGGATGAGGAGTTGACGGACATGGTTTTCGCCTTTCGTTTGGGTTGCGCCGTCAGTGGGACAGTTAACATGAACTGGGTTAACTGTCCCAAGCCTGACGAGCGTGTACCTATGCGGAGACATCGCTAGGTATTTTTGCCCTTAGGGGCAGTTTCGGTTACAGGCTCCTGTGCGGCCTCTGGAGGCCTTTCGGCCTTATCCTGTGGTGAGCCATGGGTCGGCTCTTGTAAATGCCCTGGTGGAGCCAGGAGGCCCATTTCCTGGCAAGCCTCGCGGTTGTCTGGATTTTCCAGGAACTGGAGGAGTTGACCAGGGTCATTGTCGAATTTGGCCCGAAGTTCAGCTGGAAGGGCCATAAAGTCGTTATTTGCCGCAATAATGCGGTTTTGGGCGGTTTGGAAGTCGTCGATCGACGTGAAGTCTCCGAAGTTGCCGCCCGTTTCATAGTGCGGGATTATGCCCTGAGCGTGCATCTTCCGCATGATGGTGTTGATATTGCACTCATTTTCGTGCTGCTGTTCGGTTTTTGTTCGGGTTCCGACGGGCGTCTGGACCCGTCTACGTTTTGGTTTCGGTGGTGCTTCAGGGATTGATCTGGTCATGAGGTTTCTTCCGGTGCTGGAGTGATAAGGTCGGCTACGGAGCAAACGAAGGTTGGATTAACTAGGGTTTCGATGACCGATGTTTGATCGTCGAAGGCTCCGATTTCGAATATCTGGAAGTCATGAGGGAATTCGTTCATGACTGATCCAGGCTTTGAGAAGATGGATGTGAACATGCGAGTTGCATGTCCGGTGTTATGACAGAGTGTAGGAGGATGGTAGATTTTCGACTTTATGTCATAGACGCTGTACATTTTCATTATCATTTTCGAGGCTCCGCATTAGTTTCTTAAATCTTTGTTCCAGGATTGTTTCCTTCGCCTGGTTTCGCTTGATTCGCTCTTTGATTTCTTTAGGTTGCCTTTCGCATGCGCGTTGTCTCCTTTCTAGCTTTGATGCCTTTACGAGTTCAGGGTCTGTTCGGGCCA